ATGCTATCAACCATCTTCTCAACCTCAACCGTGCCTTCAAACAACCTGTTACATGCCATTGAGTGTGCCAAATCGCAAACACAAATGAGCACGCTCAAGGTCAGATCTGGCGCGATCACAGGTGGTACGCTGCAAAACTACGATCTCGCAGACGTTACCATCGCGACTGAGGGAGGACCATCAACTGCTTCACCATTTGTGGGAGGGCAATTATTCATTGCCTATGACATTTCTTTGCGAAAACCTAGGCTTCCTTATGCGCCTACGTCATCCACCACTTTCTATTTTGATAGTGCCAATGGCACTAACATATTGAGTGGAGTCCCACAATGGGGTGCTGACAGTAACCTGCCAATGACAATTCAAGAAGGTTACACGTTTGCACCACTCTATTATGGCGGCCTCGCTGCTAATCAAATGGCGATTATGCATCCTGGCTGCTATGATGTCGTTGTTGAATGCAATGCAACAGTTGGAACCTATGGCGCGACAGCCTACTCTATCACAGGAGGATCCAATTTGGTGCTTGATGCCATCAACACAGCCCATGACACCACATGCAGCATACAGCGCTTGACAGCTACTGTTACTGCTGCTGCCCAATTAGCGACACTGGCGAACAACGCAATCACATTTACTTGCCCCGCCGGTGCGACAACCCAGAATGTCAAGTTCACATTACTAAAGCGACCTAGTTACAATGCTGCTAGAACGCCAATTTACCCTGTTTCTTAGAACATTCTGTGGATCGTCCAACAAGTCCTTAATAGGCACCACTTCCTGCCATCTCGAATTTGGCCCCCAAGGGGGGTTCTTCTCTGCCGAGGAGAGCAGAGAATCATCGCGCGCCGAAAATGTCGGCCTCCAAGGGAGGTCAATCGCAGCCAGCACGTGCTGCGAAATCCCGCAAGCCGAAAAAATCGGTCCCAAAGGGAGAACAATCTCTGAATCAGAAATCAGAGAATTTCCGCAAGATGAACAAGATGTCGTCGGAAAAAGCCCAATTCTTGCTGAATTTGAAAGCCGTCAAGTCATCTGAACAGATCAAAAATGCTTTCAAATTCGCTGTTTCAAAGGTTGACCGTAACAGCCAAACAGTCAACATACACGGACAAATCTACACTTCTGGTGAGCTCATGGAAGCTCGTGAATTTCTGATCCGTGCTTTGAATAGTCCAATTGGCAAAGCCACCGTCAACAAAGAGATTCTCGACTCAAGACAGAAGAGCCATATTATCAATATGGTGAGGAAATCTCTGAAGGCGAGTACTATCGGCCATACACATGCTGAGAACATCCTCCAAAAAGTTAAGGAAGCAAGCATTCCCGATTCTGTAGCGAGAGTTGCTTTCCTTAAGAGGCATAGTATTGTGCCGTTGGCTGGTGGAACATGTCGAGTTGACTTTCTATCACAAAGTGATCATGATGCAGTACACAAACTCGAACAAACTACAGAATTTGCTTCTGGTCGATTGAAGAGACTGGAAGCAGCAGTCAGGTCGGACGTCAACGACCTCAACCCTTTCTTGGATCTGAGCGTGTTCGCTGAGAAACAGACTGGCAAGAAACCCAGGAAATTGGACGAAGAACTCGCCCAAGAACAAGTCAAATTGTCACAAGCTAGGACAGATACCAAGAAATGTCTTCAACGGTGTGGAAAGCAACTGCGCCAAATCCGAAACAAGAACGCGAACTTCGGAGAGGTGTTGAAGACAAATCGCAATCAGATCATCGACAGGAGACGCACAGCAAAACGCGTCATGGCCGAAACTGAGTCTGAATGCGAAAGGGAGGACGAAGTCCGAATGGTCTACGCGAGGGGTGTCCAGAAGCGTGAAGCCCGAAAACGCGCTGACCAAAAAACCATTGACAAAATCAATCGAGCTGTGAAAATTCGTCATACCATTGAACAGAAGTCACGGGAGGCAGCTCGAATGTTGATGTCAAACTCGAGGGAAGAAGGACTTGCTGAGGACTACATCAAATCCCTTCTCGACCAAGACGACGGACCGCTGCTCATTAAGAGCATTCATGACAATCTTCAAGATCGAGCAAATGATGAGCTCAAGAACAACAAGAAGTTGGGAAATGCAAGTTTCCATGCCATCAATATGCTCGAAGATGTCACAAGAGTCTTGGCCATTGTGGACATACCATCGCAAGACAACGCAGCTCCAGAAGTCCAGGAAGAACTCTGTGAGGATCGCTCAATACCAATTCCGTGTGCATTCACACCAAGTCAATCTATGGAAAAGATAGAACTTGAATACAGCACTGACACTGATTCAGGTTACTGTGAAAGCGGACTGACCATTCAAGACGGCCCGATAGCAGCCGCTTCTGCAATAGATACTGACGAAGAGTGTGAAATCCTGGAGCTACCCGAGTTGAAGATTGTATTTGGTATTCCTTTCTACAAGGACGAAGGAGGGTCATACCAACAATTTCATCATCCGAGTGTGATCACATTGGATGGCAGATGCTTCATTCGGGATAGTCACGGAACTCTGCAAGAGTACAAGGAGCACCCTGATCCTGGACCCCCAAAGCAGCAGGGGGGGAAGAACCAATGGCAAAACCGAAAAGGTCAAAATCCTCAAAATCAAATCAGTGCTGAGCAGATGGCAGCTGCTCGCAATGAAGAAAAAGCCAAGAAAGATGCTGAGGCGCAAAAGGAAAAGGAGGAAAAAGAAGCTGCCAAGGAGGCTTTACTGAAGAAAGAGGGAACTCTCCATTATGAGTATGCTAAACTTACCGATAAAGTTTGGCCACGTGGCAAGTCCAGATTCTATGATGGTTATCATGGTTCTTCTACTTGCGTCATATCATCAAATGATGGAGACAGGACGTTGCGACCTCTCCCTAGTCAGTACGAGTGGAAACCTGCACCATGGGACGCATTCAACTATTTTCTGAAGGAGACATCCGCAGAAATAGACAGGTTGCTTTGCAAGTACGCGCCGAAAGCCATGTACGTAGCTAACGATGCTACTGAACTTTACCAAACTGCTTTCGACTGTTTCTTTCCTACTGCAGTAATCCCAACGAGGATTGCCTCGTTGGAAGTACTACCACGCACCGCGCAATTCTATTTTGACACGCGGACTCGATTCGAGCAAGTGATGAAACAACGATTTGCAAATATCAACGAACTACCCATAGCGCGTGAGGTCACTCGACCGCCAGAAATACGGAAGCTGGACAAGTTGTTGTCTTATACAACAGACCTTGTCGGCCGTACTCCAAGTGAAGTCGTTCCTGTGCATACTAGTTTCAAAAGCGTAAAAGAACTTGGAAAGTTTGTGCAAGTAGGGGACTTCATTGTGCACACCGAATTATCTCACTCGAATGAGCCGATTCCTGACAATGATTTGCGAAAGATCAATGATTTAGGAACAGACCTCAAAGCATTACCAAGTCCGGCAATCATTCAGTGGAAGATATTTCAAGTTGTTAAGGACAAAACAATCAAACTCAAGTCCATACAACATGAGAAAGCGAAGATTTGTGAAAACAAACTTGAGACAATCATGGAGCCATCTTTGAGAAGTTTTGAGACTACTATCCAAAGTGCTGGATCAAGATGGTCACGAATCACAAATATCGGATTCACTGATTTTGAAGTCCGTGATTTCGCCGGTGGCATGGAGATGGCTTGCTTGCACAAAGAAAGTGTTGTGCAAAGCAAGAACCGTATGTTACAACTGGTGAGGAAATAGGGAGGCCTGCACGTGTCCTTTCCCAGGCACGTGCATGGCTATGAGGCGGGATATTACAGAGTTGTTCAAAAGGAATATTTTGGAGTGAAACCAGGATTATCAGTTACCGTGCATGAAGCGAAGAAAAACGGTGATCTTGATAGCTTCATTAATTCCTACAAGACTACATACGCTCGCCCAGTAGCGACTCTTTCAAAGTTTAGTATTTTAATGAAAGATGACCCATCATATGCTTTCATTCCCTACATACCACACAAAGGGTGTATCAACCAGATTGCTGCTGTTTACCACCGATTTGGAATGCGCCCGAAAAAATATTCTAAAAATGTCATGAGTCATTTTACAAAATATGCTAAGTGTGTAATAGAAAAATTTTTTCCTTCTCTCAGTCTAGATGACTTGATAGACCATGATGAGTGGTTGAAATCTTCATCGTACAATGGTACTCGCCAAGACAAACTTAGGAGACTTAGATTGGATCTTAGATACACAAAAGAAAAACATGTGCAATCTAAATCTTTCATTAAGTTTGAAGGTTATGACAAACCGAAATGGCCACGAGGTATCAACAGTCCTGGTGACGAATGCAAAACATTCTTAGGGCCGATGATTCATTCCATTGATAAGAAAACCTTTTCAATGCCCTGGTTTGTTAAGGGGATGGACCCCAAGGATCTACCTGAAAAGATGTATGAAACATTCGGGTATGAAGCTGTGCTTGAAACGGACTTTAGTTCCTTTGAAGCACATCACTACGGTCCATTCGCAGAAATCATTCTATTTTGGATGATGCACATGATAAGAAATGTTTATGACAATGCCACACGACGAATGATTCACCGCATGATCTCAGGCATCAACAAGTGTATTTTTAAAGAAATCACTGTCGAAATGCCACAAGCTCTCATGAGTGGTGTTTTGTGGACATCATCAGCTAATGGTGTCCTGAACTTACTTATTATGTCCTATTTGCAATTACACTCTTATCACCCTACATTTTCAAGCTCTGAGCTGGCCGACAAATTCAAAAGTTTTGTTGGATTTGTAGAGGGTGATGATGGTATCACTAAAGACTTCAACGTCAATCAAGATTACATTGATGCCTTAGGTGTACAGTTGAAGTTCGTCCACGGCCAAAATTTTGGTGATGTCTCCTTTTGTGGCAAAACATGCGACATCACCACGAGACCGTGGACTATAATCACAGACCCCAGGAAAGTCATCCACAAATTCTCGTATCTAGACACTAAATATGCGCAGGCGAAGGACTCAACACATAAAGCTTTGTTGCGGAACAAAGCTTTGTCATTTGCGTACTGTTACCAAAATTGCCCCATTGTAGGACCCCTCGCCTACAAATATCTTGAAATGACCAAATCTATTGATCCAAGAAAGTATTCCACTGAGATGGACTTCATGGAGAAATGGGTCTTGAAAGCTCATAATGAAAAGATATGGCAAAACCCTCCCAAAATCTCGCCAGAATCGAGAGAAGCAGTACACAAACATTTTGGACTGAGTCCTGAGGCTCAACTTCTCATTGAACGGCAAATCTGTGAGTCGAAAGATAATGTCATGATTGATTCGATGCTGGTCTCGAATGATCAACAATATTGGCACTGTGTGAATTATCAATCCAATAATTCACAGACTTTCATCTCACAAAATGACTGCGATCCAAATATCATTGAGACGTTGAGAAAAGGTCGGATGGCGTTTGAGCTAGACGCGATCCGTCCTTACAGAAGGTGCACCATGGATTATGTTGGAGTCCAGTATGGATTCCACATTGATGCACAAACAACCCCCTAAATATACTCACGACGATGTGGG